CGATAATGTATTTAGCGTTTCCCATGCATATAGAGAAATCTTTAATGAAATGACCATAGGTAAAGCTATGTTAAAACTTGGTATGAACTATACTAGTGAAACCAAAACTGCATCTGTATTCCCATTTAGGAAAATAAGTGATGTTGAGTATCTTAAAAGGCGTTTTATTTATGATCCTGCTACCATGTGTTTTATAGCGCCTTTAAGACTAGAAGTGGTTTTAGATATACCTAACTGGACTAGAGCTGGAGGTTTAACGCGGAAGATAACTGCGGATAACCTTTCTCTAGCTCATCAAGAGCTTTCTCTACATGACACTGGAGTATTTGATAAATATCATAAATTATTTATTGAGCTAAAAGAAAAGTATCTGGATGATATGACCTTTGCTCACTCCATTTATCATAAGCAACAATATACCAGAAAGATTCTTTCCAATAAGGAAGGATTCTTCTGACTAGTTGTTGTTATTGTATATATTTTAAAACCCCGTCCACAGGGTTACAAGTGGCTAATCTACAGTAGTGCTGTAGAAGTAGGGAGGCTTGCCTCCCAATTAGACTTTTCGTGTGATCTTACTATCTTATATAAAAACCCAGGACTTAAAAAGAAATGTATTGCTGCGAAATTTGCGCCGGAGAGTATTTACTCATACTGCTCAAGGTCTGGCAGGAGCGATCCTCCTAACTCCCTAGAGCAACCTGGGCACACCTTTTGTCTGAAGCAACGAGAGGAAATTGTGTTTAATTGCTTTGCTGCAAATAATAATAGTCAAGGAGACGCGACATTAAACGTCCAAACCACACATGGTTTAAATGTGATAAAAGATCAGGAATCTTCTATTAAGAATGCTACCACTGTTTTCGTTTCAGATTCGGCGGTAGTATCCTCTCAAGAACAAAACTTGGGAAGTACCACTCTCCAGCTAGCTAAAAGTTCAGTTGTAGAAAATGTACAAGACATTAAGTCTTTCTTAGCTAAGCCTATAATTCTACAGACTGGTGTTATTTCTACCACTGATACCGTTAGTACTTTTTCGGCTATCCCTTTTATGGCAACTTATTTGACAAATGTACTTGTAGCTGATAAACTTCGAGGTTACTTCGGAATTAGAGCTACTATCGTTATAAGAGTAATCTTGAATGCGAATAGATTTCAACAAGGATTATATCAATTTTCCTGGGTCCCTGTAGGTGGACAAGCTAATGGAAATCAACGCACTTTGTTCTATGATTCTCATATAGCTACTCGTGTACAAAGATCTCAACTCCATCGAGTAGAGTTAGATGTTAATTGCGATACAGAAGGAGAACTAGTTATACCTTATTCTAGTTCACTTAATTGGGTACCTCTTAGAGTGCCTGCTGGTTCAGCAGGAGAATTAGGTATTTTTAGAGTTTTTCCCTATGTACCTTTAACCGCTCCTACGGGAAGTACAACAGCTTCATTTAGAATTTATGCTCACTTAGAAGACGTAGAGCTTCTGGGAGCAGCTGTTCCTCAGATGGGAAGAAAATTGTCAAGAGTTATCAAAAAG